CAACGGAACCGAAGAGGCCCTCTGCGTCACCAGCGACTCCAAGGTGGGCGTGGGCATCGCCAACCCGCAGCGCGCCTTGGAGGTTGCCGGCGATCTCGTCGTCTCGGGCACAATCAGTGGAGGCGCGGGCATGGGCTCTTTCAGGAATCGCATCATCAACGGGGACTTTAGTATCGATCAGAGAAACGCGGGGGCGAGTTTCATAGTGACCACAGCGGCCGCTAAAACGTATACACTCGACCGATGGTTTGGTTGGACCATATTAGGCAGTAAATTTTCAGTCCAGCAGACTTCCGTCGTTCCCCTCGGTCTGGGATTTAAAAATAGTGTGCTCGTTACGTCGCTATCAGGAGTCGCGGCACTGACGGGATATTATTACGGTTTCGGACAATACATCGAAGGCTACAACATTGCCGATTTGAACTGGGGAACGTCTTATGGATCCCCAGTGACCGTGAGCTTCTGGGTCCGTTCAAGTATTGCCGGAAGTTATTCCTTGCAGCTGGGAGGAGGAGTGGCCTTCTTGCCTTCCTATATTGTTCAGTACACGGTAAGCGCCGCGGACACTTGGCAACAAATAGTATCTACGATACCACCACCACCGAACGGATACACGGCCAACTTTCCATCTACAACCGCGGCCTCCCTTAGACTTTGGTGGGATCTCGGGTCTAGTGACGCGACATATGGAGGTGCGGCGGGCGCGTGGGTTGCGGCCGACAAGCTTCGCGTCCCGGGGACGACGAGTCTTCTTGCGACCTACGGAGCGACCATGTATCTCACAGGCGTCCAGCTCGAGCGCGGGACTGTGGCGACTCCGTTCGAGTTCCGGAATTACTCACAGGAGCTTCAGCTGTGTCAGAGGTACTTTGAGACGGGTTCTCGTGGTTATTACCCTCTTGCGAGTGCGTTCGGGGCCTCTTACGGTGGAACCGTATTTTACAAAGTTACGAAAAGAGCAAGTGGTGGCACTATAACTTTATTTGATGATGTGCCTACAGCGGGCAAAGTAGGTGGGATAGTGAGCAGCTCTCTCACAAATGGAATCACCGCCACCGCTGAAAACACGGGCGTGTCTGGTTTTACGTTCACTATGACGACCGGTTATTCGCTGGCGTATTTCACGTGGACCTCTCAGAGCGAACTTTAAATGTCGTGAATAATTAATGGCGAGGTTTGCAATAATCGACCCGGAAACGCTCGCCCCTAGTCAGGTCTATAATGCGGACGAGGCAATTGACCCGTCCCATGTGTTGGTACCAGGAGACTTGAGTATTTTTGCATACAGGGTGAATAAAATGGATGACGGCTCCGTGACCCTCGTCCCGAACGTCGAGTGGTACTGGACTCAACTCAGAACCGAGAGAAACGCGAGACTCGCCGCGAGCGATTGGACGGCTCTTTCGGACGCGCACCTCAGCCAAGACAAGAAGGACGCCTGGTTCGCCTACAGGCAGGCCCTGCGCGACCTGCCGGATGAGGTCACCGATCCTTTGAGTGTTGATTGGCCCCTGGACCCTACGGCCACCCCCGTCGCGCCCGTCACCGGCTCGCGTCTCTCCAGTCTCTTGACTCACGCGGAGGTTGAGCCCGTCGTTCCGGTCGTTGAGGAGGTTCAGGAGGTTCAGGAGGTTCCGGTCGTTGAGGAGGTTCCTGTCGTTGAGGAGGTTCCAGAGGTCTCTGTGGTTGAGCCCGTCGTGGAGTCTGAGCCCGTCCCAGAGGCTGAGGTCGTTGAGGAGGTTCAGGAGGCTGAGGTCGTCCCCGAGGCTGAGGTCGTCCCAGAGGCTGAGGTCGTCCCCGAGGCTGAGGTCGTCCCAGAGGCTGAGGTCGTCCCCGGGGCTGAGCCCGTCCCAGAGGCTGAGCCCGTCGTGGAGGCCCCGGTCGTCACGGATGTTTAATTTTGTTTGAAAATTTCACCAGGGTCAGTAGACCCATAGACTCAAGGGGGTGGCGCTTCGCGCGGGTTCCCTTGACTTTATGGAGGTCCGTTAGGGTGTTAGGGTTAGGGTTGTGTTTTACTCGATCCACTCAGAATGGAGGCATTTGTTCAAGTACCCCTTGAAAATCTCTAAACTGACTTACTAACCCTAACTACCCTAACTTTCCAAAGTAAAACACGGGGTTAGGGTTAGTTAGGGTTGTTAGGGATGCGCCCCGGGTCGATCACATAATATGCTGCGTTCCCGGCCCTGCGGTCGAGCGTCACCCCCGAGACTTTCTTCATGTACAGGCCGAATCGCACCGCGTCCTTGGCCTTGTAGTCCGTGAACCCCTTCAGATGCGCGCCTGAAGTCAAATATCACAAACATAACATATGGTCTCGATATTGTAAACGCCATCAGACCCGTTTTTTACATATGGAACGAGCCAGAGCGTCTAGGTGCAGGTAGGCAAATTGGCATGATCGCACAGGAAGTGGCCGAGTTGGTGCCCGAAGCCGTGAGCGCCGGTCTCGATGAAGACAGCACTCTCAGTCTGGACTACCAGAAACTCGTCCCAGTGTTGACTAAAGCCATCCAAGAACTCTCGGCGCAGAACCAGGCCTTGGAAGCCCGCCTCGCCGCTCTTGAAGCGCGCCTGGGTCCTGCTTAAATTCCAGACATAAATTAGGAGAAGTCAGGATGACTTCAACCCAGCGTCTCCTCTTCGCAGACTCGGACAATCGGGACGCGACCCTTTACCCAGAGGGATCCTCCTATGTCCTCCACCTTACCAGACCGATCAAGAATATTGAACGGATCGATCTGGTCAGTGCTCGTGTCCCGAACACCATGTACAATCTGACCGACGGGTCCAACGTTCTTGTAATTTCAGGATCAAATGTAAGCCTGAACCATGGGTTCTACTCTGTCTATACCTTGGCACAGGCCATAACTAATACAGGACTTGTGGTCGCCGAGTACCTCCCGGCCGAAGGTCACTTCATATTTTCTTCAGTCACTCAATTTACTCTTAAAATTGAAACTTCAGAGCTGGCCCTACTCTTGGGTCTGACCCATGGGACGACCTATACGAGCGCCCTGGCCGGGACTACGGATCCGACCTATGCTACCAAGTACATCCAAAAGTCCACGACCCTGGTTGACCTCTCACTGAATGACTATATCTTCCTCGACATTGACGAACTTCGGACGCCGAGTCACGTCGATACCGGGTCTCTCCAGGGGACGACCGGGACCATCAGTGGGTCGAACGCCAACCGGAACTTTGCGCCGGTAATTTTGGATGTAAATTCAGGATGCATCAAGAATTTCCATGAGAACAAGGACTACCGTGTGAGTGTCGAGTACCCAGAACCCATAGCGTCCCTCCAACGTCTGACCGTCCGATGGGTCGACAAGTCCGGGGCTCTTCTGAACTTCCGGGGCTGGAACGCAAATGCATTTGTCCTGAGAATTCACATCCGTGAGGACCAAGAGAGAACCCTGCCACCCCCGCCGCCCCTTCAGGACATAGAAATCAAGCGGATTATAGAGGCTATGACGATCGCCATGCCGCCGCCAGCACCCAAGGAATCTAAGCGTAAGATTCCGTGGTGGCTTATTTTGATTGTTTTGTTAGGTGCCATAGTGGCTTATAAATCATGGCCTAGGCCGGCGGTGCCTGGGCTTGTGGCACCCGTTATGAGAGCTCCTGGGGTTTAGCGACCAGTCACCGCGTACACCGGCTGCTGGGGGTCGTTGATCTTCACGTTCACGGCGACCGCCTTGATCACCATGTAGACCACGATGGCCAGCAGGGTCGTGAACAGCGCGGACAGCACATAGTACTGGCCGCCGTTCTTGCTGACGAGGACCACCTGGCTGATGATCCAGCGGACAACGTCCATCCACGCGATGGCGCTGGCGAACGAAAAGCCGGCCACGATGGAGTTCAGGGACTGAGCCTCCAGCTGGAGAGCGATAGAAGTGAGAACACCGGCCATTTTTATTATTGTATACGAAAAAAATTGGACTCGCTCGGGTCCCATGGCTGGACGTCCACCCTGGCTTGCCAGTCTGCCCTGGCGTACTCGTGGGTCGTGAACCCCGGCACGTCCTCGTCTTCGTCTTCATAGTCCTCCTCCTGGAGTATGAATGCGTAATGGACTTTGGCGCCTTCTGGCTCCTCGTCGTCCTCTACAATGAAAGTCGTGACTTTCATGTCCTACTTAGACGCCCATTTTGTCGACGGCCGCCTTGAGCGCACGCTCGGCTGGCGACGCGGGTTCCCACGCCACCCACGTATCGTAACACTCGTTCATCTTGAGGGCCATGTCATCGTCCTGACCGGCGTACCGGATCCACTCATCCTCCTCGGCCTCCTCGTCTTCCTCGTCCTCTTCGTCCTCGTCCTCGTCCTCTTCATAAATTTCAGGGAACAAAGAACCGATCTGTTTCCCGGCGACGTGTCTGGCCGAATACATGAGACCATATTTCATGTCTTCGGCCAGGACGATGTCCCTTCCGCACGCCTTGGCATAGTGGGCAGCCAGGACGGTCGCCGATTCCATGACTGGCAGGAATATGTCGAGGGCCGGTCCTTCGAAATCCATCTTTTGAATTTTACAAGTAAATTGATTTCAAGAAACTTCCGCATTGGGAAAGTCCAGAAGGACCTCCCCGTTTTCAAAGTGTAAAAAGTTATAGCTCGAGGCGTACACATGGATATCACGGCCTGACAGGCTCGATGCGAGGCTGAGCTGGAGGATCTGGTTCTTGATCATGGACATGTTGACCGAGCCGGTCGGGACGTCCCCCTCGGGATCGATACTGAACGAATAGGTGTAGAAAACTCTGTCTGGGTTTCGGGTATGGTACTCGAGTGCCTGGATCGTGCTGAGAAAAAGGGGCGAACCCACATCGGACGATATGCGTTCGGTCGAATTGAAGAACAAATTCAACTGGACCAACTGATCACCGGTCCCGAACGCCGTCTGGGAAATGGTCCCGCTCGCGACGTTACTGAAGTCGTACCCGAGGGCCGCGTTGTTCTGGATGACAAAGAAGAGCTCCTTGACTGGGTTCACGAACTGGAGCAGGCACTGGACGTTCGAGATGGCGACCGGGGCGAAGAACGCCTGGCGCTGGACCTGTTCGATAGGGTGCAATTGTGGCTTGGACTTTATGAATTGGACCTCTGGGTCAGAGAGGTACGTGTACTCCACGTGGAGATATGACGTGACCGGCTGATCGTACACGATGCTCGGGTACGTGAAAGAGATCGAAGGCGCGAACGAGATGCGGAAGAACACGGGATCCTTGATGGCGCACAGGGGCAGGCCGTTCCTGATGCATGAGAACGGCAGTGGGATCGTGTACGTCGATGCGGCCGATCCGTACGTCGTCTTGGCCGACAAAGGCGATTTGCCGATGAGGCCCTGGAGACTCGCCTGCTTCCCTGTCGGAACCTCGAGGTCAAACTTCATCTCGATGAACTCGCCGTAGATGCGTTCTATGAGAAGGTTACCTATGTAAAGTTCGATAAAGTCTATCATGAGCGTCCCGACCGAGTCCAGGACCTCGGAATCTAGACTCGGAAACAGAACCTTGAGGTACATGGCCGTGATGAGATCACCCGACTTGGGGACGTAGATGATACTTTCTTGTCCGAAATTGATGACGCCATTATCAAACTGGACCTTGTCGAGCCGGGTCGAAAACTGCGTAGACCCTTTGTATTTCTCGACGAAATAAGTCACTTCCGGATCGGCCGAAAGGGCTAGGTCTTCCTGACCCAGAAAAGCCAATGAGGCTCTTCCGGCCATCTCTAGTAGTTGACGGGAAAAGAAAAGACGAGGGGGGTCACGGGCGGGACGCTTCGCGCCCTCTCGGTCTCTAGACACTCTGCGTCCCCGAGTTAAACATGATACCGGCCATGCCATTCTCGATCCGGAGCACGTTGTAACTCACGGCTGTGACTCGAAGCTGTTTTGCTTGATAATATGGATCAGTCTTGAGTTCAAGGAGGATCTGGCGGATGCGACTCATGTTGATATGGCCGTACGGGCGGGGACTGCCGGGATCGGTCGTGAACGGGTACATGTAGAACCGGCGGGACGGATAGTTTGGGTAGTGGACGAAAGGTTGAAGGGACCCGAGGAACAGAGAATCGGTCGTGTCGGCCGTGAACGCCTCGGCGCCGTTGAGGGACATGGCCAGGCTCGCGAGGCCATTGTTCGTGTAGTCGTAATTTGGGTTTCCGGTCGGCTGGACGACGAAGAACAGCTCACGGACCGGGTTGAGTAATTTCAGTTGAAAAATAGAACTCTGAAAGAACGGCAAGAGGTCGAAGTTCTGGTACTGGCACTGGGTGATGAGATAGTCGAGCCGATGCGACTTGAACCAGTTGATTTCAGGGTCGGACAGGTACACGTACTCGACGAGGATAGTCGCATCTAGCGTAGGCGACCCGATGGGCGTCGCAGTGAGTTCCCCGAAGTTCCGGAATGTTACCCAGACCTCGATGTCCTGGCGATCGAGCGCCGTGATCGGAATAGAGAGCTCTGGATTCCCGTAAAAGTAAAAGGGCAAGTTCGTGTAGTACGTCCGGGTCGAATAAACGTTCGTCGTGTCGTACTTGCCGGTCAGGAGGGTCAGGCCGGACTGGTTCTCGTATGGCACGTTGAGGTCGTTCCAGAGTTCTATGTACTCTCCCGTCAGCGTCTGGATAGACTGGCCACCAATCTTGAGCTCGGCAGACTTGATCGCCCACGTCCCGACCGAATCGTTATAATTGTAATTTATTATCTGAATTGTGTTCGAAACGATCGGATAAACACTGATGAAGCTGTTGGCACCGAGGGTCTGAGCTGATGTGTTACCGGTCACGAAGGATATGTTCGCACTCGAAAAAGGGGTCTCGACATCGAGGGACAGCGTGAAGGTATAAGGTGGTAAAAGGCCGACGCCGACGTTGTAGCTCGTCGATCCGAAAGAAACCTGAGAAATTGGCGTCGTGCCCGATATGGTCGCGGTCATCAGGTATACGCCCGCATTTGAGAACAGCAGCCCTCCCTGGGCCGTGGTTGAAATGATGTATGAATTGCCTGTAGACGTGTAGTCCGTACTGAGATTCACGTTCCCGTTCAGGACTTGGGGAACTGGGGCGTTCAGCAACAGGCCGTTGTAAGGAAGGACGAAGCCCGACTCGGTCGCCGGGTACACACCAAACTGACTGAATGCGACGAACGTGTTTGCGGCGATGGTCGCGGAAGTCCCTGTCGTAAGGCCGACATTGAACGCAAACTTATCGGTCGTGCTCTGGACCTGAATAGGCATCGAAAAGAAGAAGGTCGGGTCGCGACCTTGTGAAGACATGTCGTATGTGAAAAGCACGTTAGAAATTGAATTAACATTGCTTATGGAGACGTTCGAGACGTACTGACCCAGAGTTGGATTGACGAGCGCGATGGTCCCGGTCGCGAGGTATATACCCGTGCCACCCGGAAAGCTGAACGACGAGTCGGATGCGAGATTAGCGTAAATATTCTGGGGCGTGACATTCCCAGCAAATTGCATACGTGAATACTGGGCCGAAAGGGTGCTCGATGACGAGTTGAAATTGTAGAATTCTTCGACAGGATTAATCGAGATCCACGAACCGACTGAAATATTTGTGGAGATTGATGAAGTGACAAAAAATGAATAGTACCGCGTCGGATCCGATACGTTTATGGGGAGGAAGATTGGCATCGAGGGGTCTGGGGACACGCGACATGTATAACTATAAGTGATGGACGACGGGGCGCCATCCACTGCGGATGATCCGTAAGATATCGTGGCCAGAGAGCCGGCGTCGAGAAGGATCGAGGCGCGTAATAGGTAGAAACCTCGACCGCCAAAGCGTATGCGTCCAGAACTCGACACGATGAATGCTGTCAATTTTGGGTAATAATTAGTCCAGACGCCCGGAGGGACGCTCGTTCCGTCCGTGAGGTAAAGGTATGTTGATGTGGTTCCCACGGCCTGCGCCCCGAAGGCCTGGAGGAACAGACCCGTTTTGGGATCGATGATACCAGGACTCTGGAGCCAGCCGGATTGTTCGAGCGTAAAGTCGGACGGGCGCGACCCTGACACCGTGTAGACCAGGTTCGAGACGTTGCTCGTCCCGACCTTGGGATCGAACCCCCAGAAGACGCCAAATGTCGAGTCGACCTCGACGCTCAGACAATTTGAGAATGTGAATTTGTTCGTGACAGAGTTATACGAGACGTAGTAGGCGATGTTCCCTGTGAGCCAGGATGGCGAGTTGACCGTGCTGTAATACGACACGTTACCGAGTAGAGGCGTCTCGTTGTATGTGCGAACCCCTGCCAGGTTACTCACGACGAAATGAGGGAGGTAAGATATGGAGGACGGAAGGGGCCAAGTCCAGTTGTTTCCGGGATTTGCAAGGGCCGGTAAATTCATTTTGAGAGTTAGACCTCGTATGAGATCTCCTTTGGGTGGAATTTTGCATATATTTAAGGAGTCGTAAAGGACCTGTTGACCCTGGAATGGAATGTCGTATGCCTCGAGAACGAAAGGTGTGTGACGTTTGTAGACGCCCGAGAAGTACGTCACCTCCGGCTTGCCTGTGAGATGTGCATCCTGTTGTCCAATTGCGGCCAGCTGGATATAACCAGCCGACATCTCTAGTAAATGCGAAGCATTTATTTACGGCAGCGCCCGCGCGCCTCAGGCCAGTCTTAATTTTGTCGAGAAATTGAAGGTACCGATGGCTTTGCAATTGAGAAAATTCAATCCGGCCACCATGGGGGACGACAAGGTGTGCGTTTTCATAGGGAAGCGTGGTACCGGCAAGTCGACCCTCGTGACGGACATTCTCTGGCACAAGAAGCACTTGCCGGCCGGCATCGCCATGTCCGGAACCGAGGAGGGCAACGGGTACTACAAGCAGTTTATACCGGACATATTCGTTTTTGGCGACTATAATAAAGAGGCTATCGAGAAGTTGATCGAGCGCCAAAAGCGGCTCTTGTCGACCGGTCGTTGCTCGCCCGTGTTCATCCTCATGGACGACTGCATGTACGACCGGTCCTTCATGCGGGACACGTGTATCCGCCAGCTCTTCATGAACGGCCGACACTGGAAGATCTTCTTCATGATGACGACCCAGTACTGCATGGACATGACGCCCATGATTCGTACGAACGTCGATTATGTGTTTGCCCTGCGCGACAACGTCCGTCAGAACCGCGAGAACCTTTACAAGGCGTTCTTTGGCGTCTTCCCGACGTATGACAGCTTCAGTCAGGTCATGGATGCCTGTACTGAGAACTACGAGTGCCTTGTCCTCGACAACACGTCCAAGTCGAACAAGATCACGGACTGCGTCTTCTGGTACAAGGCGCCGCTACGCCGCGGATTCCGGGTCGGCGGGCCGGCGTTCTGGCAGTACCATCAGAGGCACTATAGCGCCCGGGCCGCCGCTCAGCGAGCCGAAGTCGGCGCGGGGCCGAAGCGCAAGGGCGAGACCGTCGTCATAAAAAAGACGCGCTGAGTCACGCCTCTTCTTTTCTGAGTAAAACTTAATGGTGGTGACATACGACCCAGGCGTGGATTCCATGTCAACACCGATCGAGCCCTCTGTAAACGAGGAACTCGCCCTTCAGGCGCTCGCGCGCAACGAAGAAAAGCCGAGCGAGCGCAAGAATCTCGTGCCGACTGGCCTTCTTCCACCAGAGGCGCTCGTCGCGCCTGAAAAAAACCTAGACGAATCTCAAATGGCAGACTTCTCGACGGCTATTGAAGACGTCATGCCGGGTCCAGGTCGTATGATGCAAGACGAAGTGATGGGCCCGCCTATGGGCCCGTCGGCGATGATGCAGGGCAACAAGCCGACTCCGCGCGACGATGGCGCCAAGGGTAGCCGGTCCAAGAACCCGTTCGGTCTGACCGACGACCAGTTTATGGCGGTCCTGGCCGGCGTGGCAGGTGTGATCGCCTTCTCCAAGCCGGTCCAGGGCAAGCTGAGCACCATGGTCCCCAAGTTCCTGGGCGAGTCGGGTGAGGTCTCTACGACCGGCCTGGCCGTGACGGCCCTGCTCGCGGCCATCATCTTCTACTTTGCGAAGCAGTTCCTGAAGGACAAAGCGTAAAGTCAGCGCCGAAGGCGCTGGTCTTTGCCTCCTCTAAGGGCCTCGGGATCACAACCTAGGCGCGTGGCGCCTAGGAGTCCTTAATCAGGTCTCCACAATACTTGCGATCACCCATCTGTTTATAAAGGCCCTTATCGATGCAGAGCTTCTTCATGTCCCTAAAATTGTCCCAGTATTTCGACGAGTGATCATACTCCGGCACTGACATGTGTGCCAATTCATGAATCAGGACGTACACCGCCGAATTTACATCGTCTCCGTCCAGGCAGATGTAAATTTCGTACCCCTTGTTGACGTTCGAGCCTATGACGCCATCCTTTTTGCCCTTGATTCCCGTGATGATTGCCGGTTTGAGAATAGGGGCCCACTTTGGGTCGCCGGTCTGTTTCAGCATATCGAGTATGGCCCAATATCGCGCTTTGATTTGTGAGAGCATTTCGGGTTCACGATTGAAATGGATGATGACGAGCAGAATCACAAATAACACGAGCACTTCCATCCTGACATTTACCGAGTTTTTTTCCTGAAGACGAATTTCGAATACAAATCTGAAATGAGACCATTCGGTCGGTTCAGCATGGGTTCCCATATCAACATGGCAAACCCGACCTCGGCGAGACTTTGGATCAGGACGGCCGCATCCAGGAGGGGCTCCTCTCTCGGTCCGTCGGCGTAAAAGGGCCCATCGGCTAGGCGGACCTTGAGTCTCTCACCGAGTTCAATTTCATTTCCAAATTTATCGACAAATCGTGAAGAGTCATCGACCATGGCCTCGGCCCGGGCCCTCTCGGGCGTTATGCCGATCAGATAACCCCCCGGCTTGACCGAGACTCCCAGGGCCTTGATTGAGGCGTCAAAGGTCGCCTGGTCCTCGAATATGTAGTGCAGTGAAAAGTTGTAGCAGACGACGTCAAAGGGGCCGGCAAAGGCGGCTTGACGGATGTCGCCCTGGCCCAGAAACCATACCGGGAACTTCATCTCGCTGGCGCGGGTCTCGGCCTCGTCGAGAGACTCGGTGTCCGGGTCGATTGCTGCGACGCGGGCCTTGACCGCCTTCCATTTCCACCAGTCGCCTCCCCGGCCGCACCCGCAGTCCAGGACGAAAGATCCCGGTTCGACGCAGTCCATGATGAGTTTACGTTTGTGATCATTGTGAAGTTTACGAAGAGCGTCCATTTGGCTTAAAAGAAAAGCTCCTTTTACTTTTAAATGGGTTCTCTCGAGCAAGATTACCTGACGGTCCCAGGACAGCTTTTTGCATGCATCTCTTTCGTCGGCCCTGAGCTGCCTCAGAAGAACGAGCAGCTCGGTATGAAGATCCGCGGGTGCTTCCCGTCCCGTGACGAGGCGGCCCAGCACGCCAAGCGTCTGCAGAAGGATGACGCGCTGGTCGACATCTACGTGGTCGACATGTACAAGTGGCTGCTGATCCCGCCGAAGCGCGACGAAATCGACAACGTCCACTACCAGAACGAGAAGCTCGAGGAGATTATGACCAAGTACCGCGAGAACCAGAGCGCAGCCTCCGCCATGTTCGAGAAGCGCAAGCGTGACATGCTGGCCAAGCCCCAGGATGGCGAGTTCCCGTACATCGAGCCGGGCGATGAGAACAGCAAGTTCTACACCAAGCCGGACGTGCCGCCGATTCCCCACCCGGCCGATCTGCTCGAGGACCTGAAGAAGGAGCACCCCGACAAGACGATGGAGGAGCTGGTTTCCATGGCGGACATCCGCGTTGCGGCCGAGGTCGTGAAGCGCCGCGAGGCGGCCGCGGCTGCGGCCGAGCCGGTCAAGCTCGAGGATGTCAAGGAGGAGGACGAGATCGCTGACCAGTAATTTTCGTTGTTAATTAATAGAATGTTTTTCAAATTATTGGCGATTCTCATCGTCATGTTCTTACTCTTTATGGCGTACATGCGCTTCCCGCCAGCGCCGGCCAGAATATCACAGCCCGTCGCCGCGTATGACAATCAATTTGACGTCTTTAGAGATATGGAGTCCAAGTCACAGACACGCGAGAATCCGTGGATTGGGTTCCTTCAAGAGGATGTGCAGAAGAACCGCACGGGGCCTATTGGCAATTTTGTCGGCGCCGACTCGAGTTCGGGTCGCGCGCCACTTTATATGGTAACCTGAGTCGGGTCACGCACGCTGCGCGCACGAGTCCTTCGGACTACTTAGGCTGAATTACAATTGGGCGCATACTCACCACAATGACGCCGATGACAATTCCCAACAGAAGAATTGCCATCGGATTCGTATTCTTGAAAAAGTCGCCGAGGTCCAACTTCGATCTAGGCTCGTCGTGCATCACAGCCATCGGTTGAAAGTTACTTGGCTGCTGGTCCTCCCTTGCCGGCCACTCGTTTTCCGACTGGGGCCGGGCGCTTCTTGACGGGTGCTCTGGGTTTCCGGTCAGGAACGGCAGATTCTCCGCCATCTTCTGTACTATCTGAGTCACTCTCGCTTTTATCTGGCACGACGAACCCGTCAAGGTTGCCATCGTCATCAGCATCATCTTCATCGTCTTCCTCGTCAGAATCCTCAAAAGAATCGTCAGTTTGGTCATCCGACTCATCGCTATCGTAGTCCTCTGGGGCGTAATCGTCCTCGACCTGTTCGACGGGCTCGTAACGCGTAGGAGCCTTGGATACGCGTCCGGAACGCGTGCGCGTGGCCGGGCCCGGGGCCTCACTGGCCGTGGGATTTAACGGGTCGGTCTCGCAGTTCGGGGGCATTTTCTGGGTAATCCATGATTGATTCGTTTAAGTACTTGGGGAAGAAGTAAATCCCTCGGCTGAGAGCATTCTGATTGATTATGAATTCTCCTTCATAACCGAGTTCATCCGCGATGAGATTGAGATCCTCGGCGTGCTGCGCGTCATCCGCGTGCCTGAGCCCGAGCCCGATGTCCCGGACGTTTTCGACCGCGCCGTACAAAGCCCCTGCCGCCTCCTCAAGTTCGGACGTCGAAACCAATCGTTCGAACGTGTGAACATTGGTCTGAAACCGCTTCCAACTCTCCGGATCGAGGCCCGAGAAGGGATGGACCTTCGCCTCGTACTTTTTGAATCTGACACCCTGACCCATTGGGAAAAATATCCATAACAAAGCCAGAAGAAGGACTACCCACAACAGCAACATCTTCGAGTTGCTCTACTATTGATGGAGGAAGAATAAGTTTTGGACCTTGGAACTCGCGACACTCTTCATCGAGGCACTTTTGCGAGATCCGCCCTGAATGGATCGAAAACCAGACGTGGTTCGAATTGTGCTCGCGCTTGATGTTGGCGCACCACTTCGAGTCGGTCTGGGCGAACCATCCGTCGTGCTCGTTTCTCTGCACCTTTTTGATATGAGCGCGCCCTTGGCCCTCTAGATACCTCTGGACGAATCTCTCGAGCCCGGCCGTATTATGCAGAAGTTCGGTCGGGTGCGTTGTTTCGTCCGTCCGGACCGCAAAGAGCGCGAGCGTCTCTACGTTCGGCGCCTTGGAGAACTCGCGGCCGTCGAGAGCACGCCATGGGACATAAGGATCACCGGCAGGTTTCTTGTGCGACCAGAGCATGCGGAGACCCGAACCGCCATAGACGGACGCATCGATCACTTGGTCCCATGGGCCTTCTCCAAGACTCGTTATGATTTTTGATCTCAAATTAAGAGCCTCTGTCCGAGACACAATGAGATCCGGCCAATGAATATGGACCCCAGACTTGAGAAGACCCTCCCCGACCGGTCGGACCCTAGCCCGGGCTATGACGCACCGACCGGGTACTGCTCCTTGAATTATAGAACAAAATTGCAAAAGTTCGGCATCGTCCAATTTCTCAGGAGCCTTGTAGTCAAAGTCCACGAAGAACTTGAAGAGCTCCGTCTTTTGCTCGACGACGTATAATTTAGTTCCAGAATTCACGAGAGATATACACGCCTCGTAAAATTGGAGAGTCTCTTCGGGTGGGACGGACAGGATCCCGCCGTCCATGAGTACGTGGGTTCCGGGCCCGTTCGGAACCCGCCATTTTTCCATTAGGGTTCAAGCGCCTCAGATCTTAAAGTAGTCCGCAACATCTAGGTTTTGAGACGGCGTAAATCTCCTCAGCGATGAGGTGGACGAGTCCCTCATTCATCAACATCCGGAGCTGTCTGAGAACATCCGGATCGAGTACGGATTCGCTCATACGCACAATTTCGCCTAGGACATAAAGGGACTTTGGATGGTCCGTCCCGGTCAAGTATGTAATTTGTCTTATAATATCTATTGCCGTCGCATTCTGTGACACGTTCTTGAGGACCGTCTTGACGAGTACTGCAGGGTCCATATATATTACTCGTCATTATCTTCGTCCGACGAGTCGACCGTCAACCAGGCCCAAAAGGGCTTGGGACGTTTCTGACGCGGCGGGGCCTCGGGCTCTGCCTCGGGCTTGGCCTCCTGCTCGAGACGCTCAATTTCATAAAGCAATTTGCGCATCGTCATGTCCTGAGCGAGCTTCTGGGGTTCGGACCCGTCCTTGAGGAGAGCCGCAAGTTCGGTCGCAAACTCCAGTTTGGATTTGGTCATTTCTAATAAGTTCGTAGAACTTATTTACGTCTCTATCGCCGCGTCACATCCGCAAATTGAACGGCGTCTTGTGGGACGTGCTGAGAGCCTGAAGAAATTCAGGATTCCCTACGACGTGTTGTCGAATCATGGGCCAGAGATTAGGCCGTCGGCTGATCTCTGCGAGATTCTCGAATTTACAATCATCATTCTCGTCATAATTCTTGCGGAACGGAACCTGGGAACACTCCATCTTCTCCTTTTCGTCCGTGAACCTTCGGACGATGTGCCGATGTTCTATGGAAGTCATGGGGAGATCGAAGACGTACACGTGATAGTGATTTATCACGTCGACTCCGTCTTCAATGTCCCGAGGTTCGGGAGTGTCCGTCGAAAACTTGAAGTAGGTGTAGGTACCGCGCTTCAGGTTTATGACACCACGTGTTTCTTCTTCGAGTTCTCGAACCGCACACCGAAGTGGGTTATAGACCTCTCGTCGGCGACACCCGCCGGTCACAAAAGTCCACTCTTTGTACCGCCTGTCATGGACGATCAAAAAGTGCTGGACATCATTCACTACGCTTACGGGGATTGCTATCGCTTTGTGCCTCTCGCGAGTCCCTCGAGGATTCGACATTGCCCTCTACTGATACTTCTGGACCAAAAAATTTACCGAGATTTCCCGTGCGTGGATTGTACGAAACCAGAAAGACGAGACCGAGCAAGAGAAGCCAGTGCCACAATTGCATTTTAGAATTGATAAGGAACTTAATTCGCGTACAGCAGCGAGCCGAGCCCGTTCTGGATTCTCAGCACGTTGTAGTTGACGGCGTACAGGTACGTCGTCGGGTAGTTGATGACCGGGGCCAGGTTCGACAGACCGCCAGACAGAGACGGCGGCACGACGATGCGGAACGTGTCGAGGCGGGAGAAGTTGAGCGTGCCCGTCGGCTGGAGCTTGGCCGTGTCAAGGCAGTACGAGATGATCGCGACGTTCGCCGTACCCAGACCCGCGGCCGTGGTGTTGGGGTGCAGGTAACCCCACTGGGTGGTGTAGTACTGGGGCACGTCGATCCAGTGGGTCAGGTGGCGGGCCTCACCAACGTCCACGCCGTTCACCTGGGTCTTCAGAGT